GACGTTCTCGGTACCGGCCACGTTCTTGACCTTGAAGTTCATCTGCGCGAGCTGAACATCACAGTCCGAGTGCGCCAGCCACACCGCGCGAGCGCGATTGGCGGCGGGCATGCGGCTCCACATTTTGACGACGTTCTCGCCAACGATGGTGGCTGCGACCTGGCTGGTTTCCTTTGCCACGCTGACGGTCCCCGGCGCGACGGTGATGCCCAGCGGAGAACCAGCGCCCGTCCCGTTCAGGATGGCGTTGTTCACCTTGTCGGCCATCTTCACAGCGGCTTCCATCTGAATCCACGCGCCGATGGCGGCGGAGTCCTCCAGCGCCTCCTCCGTCACCGGAGCGAGTGCCGTCAAGCGATCAAGCTTGATGGTGCCGTTCTTGAATACCGGCTTCGTCTGGGTGATCGTGTCACCTTCCGAGTCCCAATAGGCCGTCACGCCAGTGGTGCCGTGCGCCGTGGTGTCGTTGATCGGGTACTTGAACTCCGTGCCCGAGATCGGGATCTGGCGCGTCATCGGCAGCAGCGCTTCGCCGCTTTCGATCACCGACATGATCTCGCTGGAGTACGAAGGAGGCACCAAGAAGCCACCGTCGGCGCCGACGGTTTCGTTGGCGTAGGTGGTCGCGGCGGCGCTGAACGCCAGGCGCTCATCAACCGCACCGGGGCGCAGCGCGGCGGCCTTGACACTGGACAGGAACTGCCCGAAGTGCGCAAAGCCGCGCGAGGCGTCCAGCGTGCGGCGGTCGACGCCGTTTTCGATGCGGGCGTTGTCGGGCAGCACGATGGCTGCGGTGGAACGCTCGATTTCGATGGCAACCTGCTCTTGGCCGATGGCAGCGGTAAGCTGTTCGGCTTCGGTGCGGGCCGCATCGAACGCGGTGGTCTGCTCTGCGGTGAAGAGTTCTTCACCAGCAGCGGCGCGGATCGTCTTCATCGTTTCGACGGCCGCGGCCTTGCGCTGCAGCAGCGCCTGGAGTCGCTTGTTCATTTCTAGCCTTTCAGTGGAAGAAAAAAGCCCGCATCTGCGGGCCGGGTTTCAATAGACAGGGCGGCCGTCGGGCCGGTGGCTTGGCGCCTTCGGGCGCCGGCCGATGCTGGAGCCTGTCAAGCCTCCAGAATCTGGATGTCTCGGTCGGCCAGCTCGGCGCGAAGGCCGCTGGGGGCGCTGCGCACGCGGGCGTGGCGGTTGATGGTTTCCTCGAGCGTGGCTACGCGGTCGGCCATGCCGTTGCGCACGGCGTCGGCGGCAAGGCGCATACGGCCCTCGCCGAAAGCCGGGCCGCGGGCGGTTTCCACAGGCACCTGTCGGCCTTTGGCTACGGCCTTGGTGAACGCGGCGTAATAGGCGTCGACCTGGCCCTGCAGGTGGTCGCGGTATTCGTCGGTGAGCGGCCCGTCGGCGTAGCCTTCGGCCTTGTATTTGCCGGCGCTGATGTACTGGGTCTTGACGCCGACGCGCTCGCGCATCGCGCTGGTGTCCGTGTAGGGCACGATGACGCCGATGCTGCCGACCATGCCGCTGGGCGTGACCACCACCTCGTGCGCCTGGCTGGCGATCCAGTAGCCTCCGCTGGCGGCCATGTTGTTGGCCACGGCCACCAGGTGCTTGCCGCTGTTTTCGCGGATCTCGGCTAGCACGTCGCCCAGTTCCTGCACGCCGAAGACGCTGCCGCCGGGACTGTCCACGTCCATGATGATGGTGCCGACCTCGGGGTCGGCCGCGGCGGCGCGCAGGGTGTTGCCCAGGGTTTCGGTGCTGGTCAGCGGGCGCGAGGTGTTCGCAACGGCGTAGGCGCGATGCGAGAGCACGCCGTACACGGGCACCACGGCCACGCCGCGCCCGCTGGCGGCCTGGGCAGCACGGCCGCGGGCAGCGGCGGCTTCGGGTGCGTCGCCCACGGCGGCGCCGATCTCGTCGGCGCTCAGGCGCGTACCGGCCGACCAGCGCAGCAGGATGTTTTCCATGGCCGCGAACACGGCGGGCTCCAGCGCCCAGGGCGTGGTGTAGAAGGTGCTGAGCAGGTGCAGCATGGGAATCAGTCCTCCAGCCGCAGCAGGGCGGCAATCTGAGTGTCGATCACGTCCTGGCCGGTGCTGCTGTCGGCCGCGATGCTTAGCCAGTCCTGGGCTCGGGCCAGCGTTTGTTCCACGTGCAACCGAGCGGCAGCCGCCGACACGGCCATGACGTCGGCGACAAAGCGCTCGTGGCCGGCGAAGGCTTCGGCGAGCGCGGCGGGATCGTCGGCGCAGCGCTTGATGAGCGCCAGCTCCTTGCGCGCCACGCGCTCGGCGGCGGCGGCCATGATGACGGCGGCGCGGGTGTCGCGCAGCGGCACGGCGCTGCTGGTGTCGTTGCCGCGCTCCTGGTCGGCGGCGCGGCTGCCAGCCGGCGCCATGTTCAGCGGCTCAAGCGGGTCGTCCAGACCTTCGAGCGGGTTCAAGTTTTCGCGCTCGCGGACTTCGTTGCGCGTCATCCAACCGTCCTGGATGCCCTTGCCGTAGGCCGCGAAGCGCGTGGCGGTATCGCCGCGCAGCAGGGCGTCGAGCAGGAATTCGGGGAAGTAGTCGGCGCCGAAATCCAGGTCGCGCAGCAGCATCTGTTCCCAGCGGCGTGCCCACGGCATGATGCAGTCCGTCACCCACTCCAGCGCCTGGTGCTCGATGTTGCCCCAAGTGGCGCGGTCCAGCAGCCCGATCTTGTGCGGCGGCACGCGCCACAGGCCGCAGATGTCCACGTCGCTGTACTTGCGCGACTCGAGCCACTGGGAGTCGCTGTTGCTGACGTTCAGGGCCATCAGCTCCATGCCTTGGTCCATGACGGGCGTGCGGCCGTTGTTCGTGCCGCCGTAGGCCGCGTGGAATTGGTTGACGAAGTTCTGACGGGCTTCGTCGTCCTTGAATTTCACGCCGGCCGGCATCTTGATCCACGTTTGCGGGCGGGCGCCGTTTTTGAAGAACCGAGCGCCGTAGTCGCGCGACGACAGGCCGGAGCCGATGGCTTCGCGCTCCCACTCAACCGGGTTCATACCGGTGTAGCCGTCACTGGTGAAGCCAGTAAGGTGCAGCACCTGGCCGGCGACCAGCACGCGCTCGCGGCCGGCATCGTCGCGCGTGCGATAGCGCGGCTGGCCGGTGGGCAGCACCTCGACGCTGGTGCGCTGCGGGTGCAGAGGCACGAGCATGTCAACGCGGCCGGCGCCGCTGTACACGATCTCGCTGTAGCCGTTGCCCAGCAGCGCGGCATGGCCTTGCATCAGCTCGCGCCACTGCATGCCAGTCTGCCACGGGTTCGGCTCGGTCTGCAGCAGGGCGGCCAGCGGGTGCTCGGGCGCGCGTTCCTTGCCACGCGGCAGGCGGTGGTACACGGGCAAGGTCAACATGCCGATGGTTTCGGCGATGGCGCGCACGCACTTGTAGACCGTGCTGAGCTGCATGGCGCTGGTGGCTGTGACGCCGGAGCCGGTGGCGGTGCTGCTGTTGGCGGGCATGTACCAAAAGTCGTCGGTCGGGCCGCGCGATGCGCCGATGTTGCGGGCCAGGAACATCAGCGGCTGCCCCCTGCCATAGCCGCCATGCGGGCGCCGAACAGGGTGAGCACCAGCAGAAGCGCGCCAGCGGTGATCAGCCCGGCCGGCAGGTACACCAGGCCGGCGCCAGCGCTGATGAGGGCCCATCCGCAGAGCATGCAGGCGTTGTAGACGTGGCGGTTCATGCGACAGTGAGGCGGTAGTCGCTGTCGATCACGGTCTCGGTGCTGGCCGCCGGCGCCAGCGCGCGGTGCGCGGCCATGATGGCAGTAAGGATGGCGTCGATGCGACCGGTCGCCTTGGACTTGCTCAGCTTGCGGTTGCCGGCATCGTCTTCCACGATCACGGCGTTGGCGGCGCACCAGGTCAGCACTGGGTTGGCGTTGTGCTTGATCTGGCCTGCCAGCAGCGCGGTCTCGAATGTTTCGATGGCGACGGTCATGTCCTTGTAGCCCTGGCCGAATTCGCTCAGCTCGGGCAGCTCGATGCCGGCAACGTCGGCCAGGCTGCGCAGGTCGGCGATGCGCCAGCGGTCATAGGCCACGCCTTGCAGGTCAAAGTGCTCGCCCAGGGCCTGCAGGCGTTGGATCACGTGCAGTTTGTTGATGGCTGGGCCTGGCGTGGTGAGCAGGTGGCCGTCGCGCTGCCATTGCGTGTAGGGAACCTTGTCCTGCTTTTCTCGCTCGGCCAGGTCTTGCTCTGGGAGCCAGTTCCACGACAGCAGCCGCAGGGGCTCGTCCGCAGTTTCCGGCTCGACGGCCAGGGTGAGCGATGTCAGGTCTGTGGTGCTGGAAAGGTCGAGCGCGGCCCACGCGCGGCGGCCGTGCAGCTGCTGGGCGGTGTAGTCGGCCGCGGCCGGCAGCCAGATTTGCGGGCTGAGCCACGGGCTATGGGCCTGCGTCCACTCGCAGAAGTTCAGGCGGCGGACGATGGCCTGCTTGCTGGGCAGGTTGCGAGCCTCGAGCACCTGCTGGCGCAGGTATTCGGCGCCGGGCAGGTTGGCCTCCTGCAGGCTGGGGTTGGCCTTGAGCCAGCAAGTTTCGTCGGTGAACGGGTCGTCGCCCGGGTCGAGAGAGCAGACGAAGCTGAAGAAGCTGTCGTCCTTGACCGTGCCGGCGGCCACCTGGGTGGCGTAGTCGTGATACTGGCCGCACGGGCTGAGCGCGTCATGCCCGCTGTTGGTGATGGCGAACAGCAGCGGCTGCCGGCGGCTCTTGAAGCCTGCGCGCAGCATTTCGATACCGTGGTTGGTGGGGTGCTCGTGCAACTCATCGACCAGGGCGATGTGGGGGCGCGGGCCGCTTTGGCCCGAGTCGGCAGCGATGGTGCGGAAGAAACTGCCGGTGGCCGGGTACGCCAGATTCCAGGTCTGCCGGCCCAGGCCGCTGGGCTTGAGGCGCTTGATCAGCTCGGGGCTCTGTTCGTACATGGCCACCGCGTCGGCGAACAGGATGGCGGCCTGGTCGCGCTTGGTGGCGGCGGCGTACACCTCGGCGCGGCTCTCGCCGTCGGCGGTGAGGCCCATCAAGCCGACGCCGGCGGCAAGCGGGCTCTTGCCGCTGCCCTTTCCGGTCTCGATGTAGGCCACGCGGAAACGGCGGGTGCCGTCCAGGCGCAGCCAGCCGCAAAGACTGCCGATGATGAACGCCTGCCACCCGAGCAGCTTGAAAGGCAGGCCCTCGTACTGCCCGCCGTTGAGGTGCAGCACTTCCTCGAAAAATGCGATGCCGTGACGCGCGGCGGTGTGGCTGAACTTCAGGCCGCGCGCCGGCGCCGTCTTGAGATCGGCCAAGTGGCGGGCAGCGGCAGCGCGCACATGCGGGCCAGCGGCCACCTTTCCGGCTGCCACCTTGCGCGCCCATGCGCCGACGCGGCACTCGCTGCGGGCGCGGGTTGACGCTGCCTTGCTGGCGGGCGCGCGGCGGGCGCGCGGCTCAGCGGTGGAAGAAGCGGTCTGCCCCTGCATTGCCGGTGTCGAACAAGTCAGGCTGCGGTTGGATCATCAGCCGCGTGCGCGAGGCCGGGTCCATGCCGAATTTGCCCATGAAGCATTCGGCGCGCTTGCTGGCCATCTGCGCGGCCACCATCCACTGGCTGATCATCTCTGAGCCCTTGGCACTGTGCACCACGAAGTCGTCGCCGCGAACGGTGCGCGCGTAGCGGTAGTCGGCGACGGCATCGCACAACATCTCGAGCGAGATCACGTCCAGCTCCGTCAACACCTGCACGCGGCGCAGCATGGGCGCCACCTCGCGCCACACCGCCGCCGAGGCCGGTGTCAGCCTAACCGGCGGCTCCAAGTCGTTGAGCAGCATGGGCTCGGGCTCGGCGCCGTTGATGGACCGCTTGCCCGGGTTGCCCGTCACCAGCTTCAGCGACGACGGCTTCGGTGGCCTGCCCCTCACGAAGCCCCCCCCATCGAATTTCGCGGCGTTGCCACCGAAGG